CTGTAAATGATTTAGTAAAACCATGATTAGATAAAACAGTGGTACCAATTGCCGCTAGATTACCTTGCGGCGTAGTATTACCAGTCGCATCAGTTGATGTCGTTTGTGCAACTGGAGATATATTTACAGGAGAACTACCACCTCCAAGATATTCTGTTCTTTGAAGTCGGCCGTCGGGAGATGATACATTGAAGTGCGCTTTAATAACTTCAATATAACGTGTACCACCACGAGCCTGTATTTCTAAGAATCTTTGAGTCGCAAAAGCGAGACGTAGTTCATTAATAGTAGCTGCTGTAGCTTCAGAAAGGTCAGCACGAATATTTGGAAATCCAAGATTATTTGGATCTTCCTCAAGATATATTTTATCGTCATCACCTGTTTGAAAGAAATTTTTTGTATGTTCGAAGGTTGTTTGACCAGTTCCATCTGTTTCATATACATCATCAGATCCGCCCCAAGTTTGAGTTAAGGCACCAATACCAGTAACAGGGGCAGAAGTTCCAAGAGGAAGATCAACACTTGCTCCTTTTTGTGGCCAGGGTAGACATGAAGTAAAATAATCATGTCTTTTTCCACGACGTTTTAAAACATAATCCGTAGAAGTATCAGGGCCATTATCAGTATCAACAGTTACAGAATCTTGAAGGTTCTCATCACGAAACCATTGATTCCATACTAAATTGTATGCACGATGCCACAAAGATGAATGAGTTAAAGATGCCACTTTTGTCGGTATAGTTAAGTAATCCGATAACGTTTCTTCTAAATAACCACCAGCAGGGCTTGTCATCGTAGGCACATTATGTGCATAAGCTGCAGGTGGGGTTGTTACAGGATCCGAGGGTTCAGTTTCTCCCATAAATTGTTGCCAATTTTCCCAGACAAGTCGAACTGGAATAGAAAAGAAATGAGTTTCCATATACAAGTTATCCATAATAGGATTAATTGGAGTAGCAAGACGAGCGAAAGCTGTCATATTAGCATTAAAGGTATCGCCGGGTAGAGCTTCATCGACAAGAATAGGAACTAAGTATCCAGAATCAAAAGTTGTTTTATATCCATGAGAACGGTCAAAAGTTGACCTAGGAATATTAAGATGTGGTACTTCAGCAAATTGATGATAATTGGCAGAGCCAATTCTCGTATTACGTGTATGAGAGTGAGGTTGTTTCATTAGAATTGACTCCTTTTGTATAATTTATATTATGTTAGGCAAATCCCTTTTTTAATCAGTATACACATGTTCATTTGCATACGCAATACATTTTTTAGATTTTAGAGGGTCTATGGTGGCACTAGAGTCCTCATAAGACCCTAGATGCCATAGAGAATAATCTGCAGGGTGTTTTGATATTTTTGTTTTTTCATCGTTAACCATATCTGATAATTGACGAATTGCAACAGCTTCATTTAATAAGAAGAAAGGTTGACAATATATTTCTTCTTTTGAATCATAGATCGTATAAGCTTGAAATTTCATAGTATTTTTCCTTATTTTAATTTGCGCTTATAAAGAGACATACGAGCTTTATGAGTTTGCTCGGCTGCTGCCAGAGACTCTGGCGTAAAGAGGTGCGCAATTTCCTCGAATTTTTCAATTCGGTTTTGTTTTAAGATCTCCATTATTTTTGGAGTATCTTTTGTTAGTTCTGCATATTGCAGATCATAGTATTTAGGGGGTTTCATGAATTTTCCATTTACGTGTAATCCATCTTTACCTATTTGGTAGATGTCTTTATAGTATTTATCAAACCATTTTTTACCGATTCCGGGTTTTCTAGACATTAGTGAGAATTCAGGCTGTCGCCATTCTCCAGTTTGAGTATTAGTATAATGTTCTAGTTGATTTTTTCCATTTATTTTTTTTTGTACATAGTTTGAGACATAAGCCGCAGATTGAAACGTAACGTTTCCAACGGATACATATCCTTTATTGCACCAAGAGTCAGAAATAATTCTAGAAGTATAGAGATCCTTCTTTAGAGGTCTTACATCATCAGGGAAGTAGTTGAATAGAATTGCATGATAATGAGGACGACCAAAATTGTCGCCATACTCACCACAAGCATAGTAGCGTATTTTTTTTCCCTTATTTTTCTGCCGTAAACTCCGAATAAATTTAGGAAACGCCTTTTTTTCGAGAGAATTGTTTTGTGGGAGGTTTTTTTTGTCATAAGTTAAAGTTATAAATGAATTATCAGAATTTAAACTTGCTTCATGCATTATTCGAATTGCCCATTGGCGCGAATATTCACTACGACACCCTGTACATTGACCGCAAGGAACGGTCATAGGCTCCGCATATATATCATTTGTTTTAGAGAGCCATTTTCCGCTAGAGGATTTATGTCCATAAAGCGGGTGGAAACAGGACATTAAAGTCTTATTCCGCCACGCATAGCGTTAGAGCGTACTCTGTTTCTTTTATGAGTGCGTACCGCATGTTTAGTAAACATTCTTTTAGAACGTCTTTTTCCTAATCTAAATCTTTTTCTCATTGTTAACTCCTTATAGTCGTTATTTTTATTTTTAAGAGTGGTTTTTAGACCACTCATTACAGTTGTATGAACTATGCAACTGTATCGTCACGCATAACTTGCTCCTCTGGAGCTACGTCGGTGACGGGTATAGCTTCATCTTCCAAAGTGGAAAGTTCAGCTTTTTTATTAGCTAAGCCCATAAGAACGAGCTCATCATAATTTTTTTCATCTTCAACAAAGTTTAAGAATCGATGGGGCTCATTGCCAAAACGAGCCCTTACGTTTTCCGGCAACTGCTCGAATAATGAACGAGCATTAGCTATTTGATTTTGCATAGATTGATAATCAAAATCAGATAAGTCTCCATATTGTGCATTAGGATCTATAGCAGGCAACACACCAGTTTTCATATATGTTGCTAAGATATTATTAACATCACATTGCTCGGCGTGATGTTGTTCTGTGATTCCATCATCACAGTTAATCTTAGATTGAACAGGTTTAGCATATGCAGAACGCATATAATGTTTTTTGAAATTACCAGATAAGACATTTTTTTGAGTAATTTCTTTTTGTGTTTTAGCTTTTCGCATTTTTATCTCCCTATAATATATTCAGGCGCTTTCAATTTTTCTTTAAACCATTGAAACAATTTATTCAAGGTAGTATTAGAAAAATCTTCTTTTACAAACGCTTTTTCAAGGTCATTTCTTAAGTGTACATCATTAGCACTTGTATCATCAGTCACGATATCAGGTGTTTGATTAATATCAAAACCACTTGACATCATATTTTTTGCATAATCTACAAATTCTTCTTTTGTTTGTTTTGGATTTCTTCTATAACGATCAATTAAGTCTAAGCCATATTCATATGGCATATTTAAGACAGTTTGTCTATCAGCTAGTGCTTTTGCAGAACGTACTTCTTGGAAAGTTTTTTGTACAGCTTGAGCTGTATTTGCATTTTGTAAAGCAACAGTATATTTATTAACCATTGGAGCGGCAACTCCAGAAGCAGTAGAACCAGCAGGTGTAGATGCACCACCATATTTAGCTGCAAGTATAGGATTTAAACCTGCAGCTTTAAGGTCAGCCATTTGACGTTGATGTGCAGTATTGCTCATACGTTCCGCGAAATCCATTTGACGTTGTTGAGCTTCTTTAGAGAAATGCATAGCTTTAGCTGCTTGTTCAGCAGATGCTATATTTTGTTGTTGGCTACCACGATAGCCAAGCCAAGCACCACCCAAAGTTGCTAAAGCATTCCAAGGCATTAGAAGTGTAGCCCGCCGGGTATTGACCGGATAGGCATAGGGCGTACAGATTTCATCTTAAATAATGAATCAAAGATGAATTGTGGCTCTGTATCCACAGCCACAACTCTGTCAACAGGAGGATTATCCTCTATAAATGTATTACCAAGAGCAGGAAGTGATCCAAAATCTTGTGAAAGATGCCAAGCATCAAGAGTACCAGTAGCGTTTGAACGGAATTTACCAGTTATTGATGATGGTTTGTAACGATACTCTCCATACCTCTCTTGGTACCCAAAGACGTTCTGGTCTGCGGCAGAACCGTCAGCGTAGATTTCTTTATTTAATACAGCTTGTTCGCCAATATTAGATAGAGAAGGCCAATAGAAATCATAAAGTGTAGAACGTGAGAACATACGTTGTAAACCTTGTTGATAAGTTAAATCAGCACGAACAGATACTAATCCAAGTATTAAACAGTGCTCTGTAAATGATTTAGTAAAACCATGATTAGATAAAACAGTGGTACCAATTGCCGCTAGATTACCTTGCGGCGTAGTATTACCAGTCGCATCAGTTGATGTCGTTTGTGCAACTGGAGAT